AAGAAGTAGCCAAGGAAGAAGAGCCAGTAAAAGAAGAGCCAGTAAAAGAAGAGCCAGTAAAAGAAGACGATACTAAACTTGAGGAATACAGCAAAGGCGTTCAATCACGAATCGCTAAGCTAACTCGTAAAATGCGTGAAGCGGAAAGAAGAGAAGCCGCTGCAACAGAATACGCTCAAGCTTTGGAATCACAAAGAACCAAAGATCAGTCTCGATTTAAAAAAATGGATACTGATTATTGGACTAGATTTGAGAAGAACGTTAAGACTGGAATGGACTCGGCGCAAAAAGAATTGGCCGCTGCCATTGAATCAGGAAACGCGGAAGCTCAAGTCGAAGCTAATAAACGGATTGCAACACTTGCATTTGAAAATGCAAAATTGGAACAATCCAAGGAAGCAAAAGAACAGGAACAACCTGTTCAGCTTTCTGACGGTGGAAAATTACCAAGACAAACACCACAGGAACTTCCTCAACCCGATCCTCAAGCAGAGGCATGGGCGGCTAAAAATGAATGGTTTGGCAAAGATAGAGCTATGACTTTTACCGCTTTTGAACATCATAAAGATTTGGTTGAAAAAGAAGGAATGGATCCTAAAGATCCGGCATATTATGATGAAATTAACAAAAGAATAAGAGTTGACTTTCCGCATAAATTTGCTAAAGGTGGTGATGTAGAGCAGACGTCCAAGACCAATCAGTTGGTCGCTTCCGCTCAAAGAAGCGTAAAACCCGGACGCCAAACTGTGAGACTCACTTCTTCACAGGTAGCAATAGCTAAAAAATTAGGAGTGCCACTCGAAGAATATGCGAAACAATTAAAACTCACGAAGGAGGCAAGCATATGAAAAAAGACGATATAAAAGCTTCTCGTGCGAGACAAACGCGGTCAAAGACTGAAAGACCAAAAGTGTGGACTCCACCATCATCTCTAGATGCACCCCCTGCACCTGATGGATTCAGGCACAGATGGATACGGTCAGAGAGCTTAGGGTTTCAAGACACTAAGAATATCTCTGGAAGATTAAGAGAAGGTTATGAATTAGTGAGAGCTGATGAATATCCTGACACTGATTATCCCGTAGTATCTGATGGAAAATTCAAGGGGATCATTGGAGTTGGCGGCCTATTGCTGGCTAGGATACCTGAAGAACTCGCGAAGCAAAGATCTGACTATTATGCCAATTTGGCTAAAGGTCAGGATGAAGCTGTAGAACACGACTTACTAAAGGATCAGCATAAGAGTATGCCAATCAATATTGATAGGCAGTCTCGTGTAACCTTCGGTGGTACAAAGAAAAGTTAATTTTTTAACTATTCTCGGGTTAATCCCTATCATCGATTTTAATTAACCGTTTACAGGTAAAACTGTAAACATAAGGAGTAAAACTATGGCTAACAGAAATAGCGCTGGTTTTGGTTTAATACCTACAAGAGTGCTTGGACAAGGTCCAGCAACTGCAGGTTTTGGCCAATACTGGATCGACGCTGGCGATGGTACCACAATATACAACGGAGAAGCTGTTTACAGCGTCGCTGGATCTATTGTAGGTGCACATGGATCAGCAACTACTGTGACGTTAGGCGTTCTGCAAGGTGTATTCTACACGGCGGCTACAACTTTGAAGCCGACTTGGAAGAATCACTACACAGATGTTACTCCGGCTAATAGTGAAGATACAAAAGCGTTTGTTTATGACAATCCGTTTCAAATATATAGATGTGCAAGTGACGATGCAGTAGCAACAACTGTTGCTGGAGCACATGAAGTAATATTTCAAACTTTTGGATTCAATACCACTGCAGGAAGTACTGCAACTGGAAAGTCATCTGCAACGCTAGATATCGGATCAACACATGCGACCAATGATACATGGAAGTTGCTGGGCTTAGCTGAAGATCCTGAAAATGAGGATCTAACAGCAGCTTACTGCTCAGTTAATGTTATTCAGAACTTAAATGAAATCATTGATAGCACATAGGAGCATAATAACATGGCAATATCAAGAGCACAGCTAGTCAAAGAACTAGAACCAGGTTTAAATGCACTATTTGGCCTGGAGTACAAACGGTATGAAAATCAGCACGCTGAAATTTATACTACTGAATCAAGTGACAGAGCTTTCGAAGAGGAAGTTATGTTATCTGGATTCGCTAACGCACAAGTAAAAGCTGAAGGTTCAGGTGTTTCTTTCGATGAAGCGCAAGAAACCTACACAGCTCGTTATACTCACGACACAATTGCTTTAGCATTTGCAATCACAGAAGAAGCTATCGAAGATAATCTCTACGATAGAATAGCTTCTAGATACACAAAAGCTTTAGCACGTTCTATGTCTAATGCGAAACAAGTAAAAGCTGTAACGCCTTTGAATAATGGTTTGTCCTCAGTGGCAACATTTAATTCAGGTGACGGCGTTTCTCTGTTCTCAACTAACCACACAACTGTTAGTGGAACAGCGGTTAAAAATACTTTAACTACGCAAGCAGACTTAAACGAAACATCACTAGAGCAAGGCTTAATTGACATTGCTGGAATGACTGATGAACGTGGATTAAGAGTAGCAGCTAGAGGAATGAAAATGATTATTCCTTCTGCTAATCAGTTCGCAGCTGAAAGATTGTTAAAATCTCAAGGCAGAACTGGTACAGCTGATAATGATATCAATGCTGTAGTATCAATGGGAATGGTTCCTCAAGGTTATAGAGTGAACAATTTCTTAACTGATACTGACAGTTGGTATATTATTACGGATGTGCCTAACGGAATGAAAATGTTCCAAAGAGCAGCTTTAAAAACTGCTATGGAAGGTGATTTCGATACTGGCAACGTTAGATACAAAGCTAGAGAAAGATACTCATTTGGAGTATCCGACTATAGAGGTATCTTCGGTGTAGAGGGTGCGTAATCTAAAATAAATTTGTGGCGGGACATAGTTCCGCCACATTTTGCAAATAAGGTAAGAAATGCTTAAGAAATTCCTAATACAAATATGGGCTTACGATTATCACGCTAAATTTGAAGTTTTAGCGGAGGATAATGCTGAGTCTATTGAACAATCTATCCTTGACAAATTAGGAGAAAAGAGTATAAAGTGGGAATCAACGGGAATGTTTAGAGATGAACCCCGTAGAATAACCTATGAGGAGGTTAGTAATGACCGAAGACCTATACACTACAAAGAGGTCCTTGGAACTCGAGTGGCAACAGGAGCACCTGAAGTCAGGGAAGCATAATATCCGAATGATTGAAATCAATAGAAAAATCCAGGATATTATTAAAGAGATCATTGCCAAAGAGTTTGAAGCAGATACTCTTCAAACCAAAGTAAACGAAGCCAAGCCTGAAGTTTCGATAGCCACTTAAGCGCTGTCAAAAAATCACATTTTTCTGTAGGATACCTTGCACTGAACGCAAATCTGCGTTATAGATTAATTACTATACAATTATTAATTAGATCTAGACGCGTATAGTCGACGGCCTAGAGACTAGATCTTACAAACTAGGAGGATTATAATTATGGCAAAAACTACGTTTTCGGGACCAGTCTATTCGAAGAATGGATTTATTAATACAGGTCCTGGCAATACAATAAGTTTAACTGCTGATACAACTTTAACAGTTGCAACTCATGCAGGTAGACTTTTACTTACAAACGACGCGGACGGTAAATTTACATTACCTACAATTAATGTAAATTCAAACGCTGCGGCAGCAGGTAGTACCGATTACAACAACCTTAACAATATTGGTGCAACTTTTAACTTCTATGTTGCAACAGCAGCAACGGATATGGACATCTTAACTGATGGAACTGATAAGTTCGTTGGGGCAATTATGTTGGCTGTAGATGATGGTGCGAAAAAAGCTTTCTTTCCAGCAGCAGCTAACGATGTAATCACTATGGCGGGTAGCACCACAGGTGGTATCGTGGGTAGTGTTATTTCTATCACAGCAATTGCTGATGATGAGTATTTGGTTCATGATTCTTTAGTACTGGCATCAGGAACTATAGTAACACCATTTGCTAACGCGTAATAAATAATGTGAGCTCCTTCGGGAGCTCACGACTAAGGAGAATATATGGCAACACAAAATGTAAGACAAACCATAGCGTTAGCAGCGGATGGACTATTACAGAAATATGTAGGCACAACTGCTACCACAATTACTAGAGCTAGAATCATGTCAGTACAGGCACAATCAAGTGCAGCTGATGGAAGTGTTAAAATTTATAATGAATCCGATGATTCTAAAACAGCGAGTGCTTTAGTTTTTGAAGCTAAATGGGGGACTGCAGATAATTCTGATTTTTATGTGAAGATCCCAGGAGAAGGTATATATTGTAATACCGGTATGTATGCTGATTTAACTAATTGTGATTTTTTAGTAGTTACTGGCACATTCACGTAAGAGAGGTAGCAAATGGCTAATACTACTTCTGGTACTTATACATTCGATAAGACTTTTGCGATTGATGATACTATCGCCGAAGCATACGAACGTATTGGTTTAGTTGGATCATCAGGACATCAATTATTATCAGCAAGACGTTCCTTGAATTTACTTTTTCAAGAATGGGGAAATCGAGGAGTTCATTTTTGGGAAATAGGTCATGCGAATGTTAATCTTATTACTCCTGTAGCAGGCACAGGTGCAGGCAGAATTTATAAATTTTTTAGATCAAGTGGAGACGGCACGAATGCCGCTTGTACAGATAATGATGGAAGTAGTGTAACAACTGCTTTTTATGGTGTAACTGATATTGTAAATTGTGCTTACAGAAAAGATTTAGCAGATACTTCAAGCCAAGCTGACACAGGTATGACTAAAGTTAGTCGAGACACTTATGCCGCTTTTGCTAATAAATTATCAACAGGAACTCCAAGTCAATGGTGGGTTCAAAGATTCATTAGTCATGTTGAATTAACGATTTATCCTACTCCAAGTACCACAGCTGTTAGTGAAGGACATTTAAGTATTTATTATGTTCAACGAATTCAGGATCTTGACTCAACTTATACGGATGCAACGGATCTTCCTTATCGATTTTTACCAGCAATGGTTTCAGGATTATCTTTTATTTTATCTCAAAAATTTGCACCTCAACGAACACAGGAATTAAAACTTTTATACGAAGATGATTTTGCTAGAGCATTAGCTGAAGATGGCTCTGCAGCTAGTACTTATATAACCCCTAAAACTTATTATCCAAATATCTAATGGCAGGCTCAAGATTTTCAAAAGGTAGACACGCATTATCGATTTCTGATCGCTCAGGAGCAGCTTTTCCCTATATAGAAATGGTTAGAGAATGGAATGGAGCGTGGGTTCATACTTCTGAATTTGAAATTAAACAACCTCAAATTCAGCCAAGGCCCGTGGGCGCTGATCCACAAGCCCTGCAGTTTGCGCGTACACCTCGAACAGAATTTTATGTACCCACTGTTTTGCCTAATAATCCTTTTTCAACTTCAGCTTCATCAACTACAGTAACCGTCACTCAGCCTAATCATGGCCGATCTACCGGTGATGCAGTTCGATTTAGAAATGTAAAATACACTGTTGGAACTAATGTCACTCCTCTTATTTTAATGCTGGAAACAACTCTAGCAGCAGATCTGACGGATTCGGCAACTTCTTTGACTTTAACTGATTCTTCAGCTTTTCCTTCTACAGGTTATATTGTTGTAGAGCCGGGGGCCGATGCCAATGAAACTATTTACTATACCGCTAATAATACAGGGACTGGAGTTCTTTCGGGTTTAACCAGGGGCACTGGAGCACCCACTTATAATCTTACACCTTTAACCACAACGGCTTCGGCGCATTCAAGTGGAGATAAAGTTTTTGGTTCTTACATTATTACTAAAGTAGATGATAATTCTTATACCTTTACATTGGTAACAGCAGCAACTACAACAGAAGAAGGAGGAGGTTATCCGGCTTTTGCAGGCCCGGTTAACTCTAGAGCATAATGGCAGGATATACAAATTCAGCATTAGAAGCTGACATTAGAAGTTATACTGAAGTAGGAAGCGGTGTTCTTACTGGTGCTATTCTAGGCAGATTTATTGAAAATGCAGAATATAGAATGCTGCGTGATGTTCCCATCGATGCGGATCGAAAACAACAATCCGGAAGTTTAGTCACAGGTCAACAAACGATTAACTGTCCGGCAGGGTGTTTGTTTACTCGAGGTATTCAAGTTTATACCGCAACCGATGGCACCATTACCGGTCCCAATAATTGGTTGATTAAACGAGATCAAACCTTTTTAAATGAATATGTAGAAGCTTCTACGGCTACGAGTCCTCCACGAGGAATGCCTAAATATTATGCTCAATTTGGAGGAGCCACGGCTGTGAGTGATACGACGTCAGGACGCTATATGTTTGCTCCTGTGCCAGATGCAGCTTATACCTTTCAAACCCATTTTAATGCTAAACCCACGAGTTTAGTTACAGATACGAGTGGAACTTGGCTAAGTCTGAATTTTCCAAATGGCTTTTTATATGCCTCTCTGGTCGAAGCGTTTAGCTTTTTAAAAGGGCCAATGGATATGTTGACACTATATGAAAATAGATATAAACAAGAACTAGAGAAATTTGCTGCAGAGCAAATTGGAAGAAGACGAAGAGACGATTATACAGATGGTACCATCAGGATACCAATCGAATCTCCGCCTCAATAGGATTAAATTATGGCCATAGTATCAGCAATTTGTAACAGCTTTAAGGAAGAAATTTTACAGGGAGGACACTGTTTAAATGCCTCTGGAAGTACAGCGGCAGGAAATACTATTAAATGTGCTCTCTATTCAGCAAACGATGCAGTATTAAGTAAATCAACAACTCAATGGACAGTAGCCTCTACTCCAAGTGCAACTCCTACAAGTACTTATGAAGTTTCAACAGATTCTACAGGATACTCTTCTGGAGGAAATACTCTGACAAATATTGATGTCACTTTAGATAGTAGTACAGCAGTTTGTGATTTTTCTAACTCGAGCTGGACTTCTGCTACATTCACTGCACGAGGATTATTACTTTATAATACTACGGCTATTACAGGATTTACCACTAATCGATCAATCCTTGCTATTAATTTTGGTGGAGATAAAACTGTAACTTCGGGAACATTTACTATTGAATTTCCAGCAGCAGGCGCATCAACCGCAATCATACAACTAGCGTAAGGAGTCCTTCCTTATGGCTAATACTTGGAATAAAGCCGGTACAACCTGGGGATATAATTCCTGGGAATCTGATACCGTTACAGTTTCTTTAACAGCTCCGGCTGGTTTAACTACATCAATTGGAAGCGTTACAGCTTTTAATGAACAAGGTTGGGGTAGAGATACTTGGGGTTCTGAAAACTGGGGTGAATCAGCACATACAGTAGTTCCT